TCCCTCTGATCCTGGGTTCATTATCAAACCGGGAGAGATGAGCAAAGGCTGGAAACAGGACAATCCCGAGCGGCTTAAGGCTGCCTGCGCTCCAACCATCGCTGCAATGGCACTACCTACGATTTGGCGCCTGGCAAAATCCATCCCAGGCAAACTCGAGCGGGTTCGGCTGATGCGCCTTCGTGCATCAAATGGCGAACTAACTCGTCATGCCGACATCACAGATCGAGATGCGGGCACCGCAGACGGCAGGATCGCCCGCTTGCACATCCCCCTGCGAACAGCAAAAGGCTGTGAGTTTTCAAGCTGGGAGCTGTCAGGTGATCGCACTCGTTTGCATTTCCCAGCCGGCGCATTGTTTTACCTCGATATCCGAAAGCCCCACGCGGTTAAAAACACCAGCGACTGCGATCGGATTCACCTTGTTGTTGATGTCGCCTGCAACTCTCAAGTCAGGAGGTTGATCGATGCCTGACCGTTGGTGGCAGCCCACGCCAATCATCGACCGCCACGATCGTTTTCTGATCGTCCGAGATGACCAGGTGCCTGGCGGATCGAAGATGCGGTTCCTGCCTTACCTCGTGCAGGACGGCAAAGAGGTTGTGTTTGGCGGCCCGTTCTGCGGCGGGGCTCCCTATGCACTGTCTGTATGGGGGCAGCGGACCAACAACAAAGTCACGTTGTTTTACGCCAAACGAAAAGAGCTGCACGTCCGCCAGAAAAAAGCGCTGCTCAATGGCGCAACGATTTATCAGGTGCCCTACGGCTACATGACAAACGTGCAGGCAAAGGCCAAGCGTTACGCCCGAGAACACGACGCTTTGTTCCTGCCGCTCGGCTTCGATGTTCCAGAGGCTTCGAACCCTTTTATCGAACAGATGCGCCGCGTCCGATCGATGGTTGGAAATGTGGAACAGGTGTGGGCAGCAACGGGGTCAGGGATGTTGGCCCGCTGTCTCGGCGAGGCGTTCTACCCAACTCCTGTCCATGGCGTCGTTGTCGGCCTAGCAAGTCGCAACTCAAAACAGCCGTATCCGTCCAACGTCACGCTGCACGAGTACCCCAAACAGTTCTCGTGGTCCTGTTCCTACGACGCGCCTTTCCCTACGTGCGGTAACTACGATCGGAAAGCATGGGAGCTATGTCACAAACTGTCGAAAGGAACGGTTCTGTTTTGGAATGTTTTGGGGTAAATCATGCCGGCAAGTAACACGACCAGAGCCAAAGTTGAGATGAGGGTGAACCGGATCGCTCGTTTGTTATCGAATGGCGCAACCAGATCTGAATGCGTGCAATACGGTTCAAATGAGTGGGGCATCGGCGCCCGGCAAATCGACAAGTACATCCACCGTGCCCGAGAGCTGCTGAGAGCCGACTGGGAGATGGATCGGCAGACGATGGTGGCCGAGCTGTTGAGCCAATGCGCAACGCTGCAAAAGGAGGCGCGCAAGCAGGGCAACCTCAACGCTGCTCTGGGCTGCATCAACTCAGCCGCACGTCTCGCGAGGATCTTCGATTGACCATTCTCGACGCCATCCCAGCGGGCTACGTACTAAACCGGCCCGGCGAACATGGCCGCGACCTCGACATGCAGGAGCTGTTGAATCGCGTACGGGAGGATCTGCACCCAGGACAGCGCGCTTTTGTAGACGATTGCTCGACGCAGATTATCGGCGTATCTGCTGGCTATGGGGCGGGCAAAACGCGAGCGCTAGCAGCAAAAACCCTGTTTATGGCCGCGGCCAACCAAGGTTTCACCGGATGTGTCATGGAACCCACCGGTCCTCTTATACGTGACATATGGATGAATGACTTCGAGGAATTTCTCGAGGCGTACGAGGTGCCCTATACGTTTCGGGCCTCGCCCCTCCCCGAGTACATCCTGCATCTACCCCAGGCGGACACAAAAGTTTTGTGCCGGAGCTTTGAGAACTGGTCGCGGATTATCGGTCTGAACCTGGCGTACGTTCTCGCGGATGAAATCGACACTGTTAATCCAACAACCTGCCAACGAGCCTTTCCCAAAATCTTGGGCCGTCTGCGCGCTGGCAACGTGCGTCAGTTCGCTGCGGCATCAACACCTGAAGGTTTCCGTTGGATGTGGAAAACGTTCGGTTCAGAGGATGCCCAACAGCGGAGCGATCGCAGGCTAATCAAAATGCGGACGGTGGATAATCCCCATTTACCCCAAGACTTCATCGAACGGCTCGAGGCCAACTACGACCCAAGCATGTTGCAGGCGTACTTGCACGGCGAGTTCGTCAACCTCAACACCGGACAAGTTTACGACCGATTCGATCGATCGAAACACGTAACCAGCATCATTCCCGACGTCAGCTCCGAACCTCTACGCATCGGCGTTGACTTCAATATTGGCAACATGTCGGCCGTAATTGGTGTTCGTCTTGGTAACAAACTCGTGCTGATCGATGAAATCAGTGGTGCTCACGATACGGACGCTTTGGGTCAAGAAATTAAACGGCGATTTCCGGACCGCCGCGTATACATCTACCCTGACGCCTCAGGTGGCTCGCGTTCTACTAACGCTTCCCGCACAGACATCCAGATACTGGAATCGTATGGGTTTAGCAATCAATCGCCGAGGGCAAATCCTCCCGTTCGTGATCGGGTGGCTGCTGTACAAGCTGTTCTGGAGAACGGCAAACGCGAGGTCCGCGTTCTAATAGCGAGCCGCTGTAAGCGAACGATTGAGTGCCTTGAGTTGCAGAGCTATACGGAAAAAGGCGACCCAGACAAGGACGGCGGGTATGACCACATGAACGACAGCTTGGGGTACCTCGTATGGCGTGAGTTCAATCCTTTGCACGCTCGTGCTGGTCGTGGTACAGGAATCAGGCTTTACTAAACTGCAGACATCAGGTGGAGTTGCGCTGTGTATTCAGGCTTTACAAATGTTGGCCGCCAGCGCGTCGGCACTGTCACCAATGTCAACGATCCGAGTACTGCTTGGATCAACATGGAGCCGCATTGGCTCCTGATTGAGGTTCTGCTGCAAGGCACATACGGCATCAGGAAAAAACACCGTACATATCTGCCACAGGAGCCTCGCGAGTTAGACGAGGCGTATGACAATCGACTCCTACGCAGCGTTCTTTCGCCTTATTACGTGCGACTCGAGCGGATGCTGGCGGGCATGTTGACGCGAAAGCCCGTCCGGCTAACTGATGTTTCAGATCAGATGATAGAGCATCTGTTCAACGTTGATTTGCAGGGCAACGACCTCAACGTTTGGGCTTACGAAACAGCTCGTAAGTGCATCCGCTACGGCCACGTCGGCGTTCTAGTTGATGCTCCTGCAGCAGGGCAGAACGGTCGGCCTTATTGGGTTACGTATACGCCACGCGACATCCTTGGATGGAGGACTGAAGTCAGGGATGGCGAGCAAAAACTGACGCAGTTGCGTCTAATGGAAAAGATCGTCGTCGCTGACGGCGACTATGGCGAACAACATGTAGAGCAGATCCGTGTACTAACGCCCGGCACGTTCGAGATTCATCGCAAAGATGAGGCGGGCGACTTCAGGGTTGTAGAGGAAGGCACCACCAGCCTTTCGGAGATCCCGTTCGCTGTTGCTTACTCCAATCGTGCAAACATTCTCGAGTCCACACCGCCTCTGGCGGACATTGCTGAGCTGAACCTGCAGCACTACCAGGTTCAATCAGATCTTGGAAACCAACTGCACATCAGTGCCGTACCGATGCTGGCGTTTTATGGATTCCCGCAGGCAGCGGAGGAGGTCAGCGCCGGACCAGGAGAAGCGATTGCATTTCCGGCTGATGGGCGAGCCGAGTACATAGAACCCGGCGGGCGAAGCTATGACGCGCAGTTCAAACAGCTAGACCGTATCGCTGATCAGATCAACAGCCTGGGCCTCGCTGCAGTGCTTGGGCAAAAGCTCGGAGCCGAGACAGCTGAGGCCAAACGTATCGACCGGAGCCAAGGCGACAGCACCATGATGGTGATCGCCCAGCAAATGCAGGATCTGATCGACAACTGCCTGCAGTTCCACGCTGATTATCTGCGAGAGCGGGAGGCAGGCACGAGTTTTGTGAACCGCGATTTCTTGTCTACTCGACTCGATCCCCAGGAAATTCAAGCGTTGCTTGCTCTTTACACAACCGGCACGATCACACAAAAAACGCTGCTAGATCAGCTCGAGGCCGGGGAAGTGCTGGGCGACAGTTTCAATGTTGACGAGGAGATAGAGGCAACACAAACCGGTGGATTGATTGAGATGGATCAGCCGGATCAGCAGGAGCGAGCAGTGATGCCAGACGCCGAGCCAGAGCAGGAGCCTACCGAGAGGATTCCTAGTTAATGAGCTGGATAAATCGGCGTCAGAAACGAGGCAGCGATCAGCCAAAACAGTTGCTGTATTTCGCTGAACAACAGCTCGAGAGCGAGTTTTACGCGGTTATCCGAACTACCTGGTTTGAGGGTAAACAGGTCAAATCTGTTGAGGAATTGGCCTACAGCTTTTGCGACGGGATGACGCCTAACGACTTGCGAAGGCTTCTCAAAGATCTGTTGGTAAAAGGCGCGGACGTTTCTATCTGCTGCATCGTTGGCGCGGATGAGTTGGGCCTAAAAGACAAATGAGCGAGCTAACAGAGCTGTTTCGCAACGCAATCGATCTGAATCGCTACAGCAACAGCGTTTCGCTGCGGCTGGTGCGCGCTTGGAACGATGCAGTGCTTGATGTTGTTGAGCAGTTGCAGCTTTTAGATGCTCTGGATCAGTCGGCAAAAGCGACGAGACTGCGGTCAGTTTTGGCTCAGCTAAAAGAGTCGTTAGATACCTGGGCAGGGAGTAGCACCCTGGCGATGCAACAGGAGTTGCAGGGGTTAGCAGTGCTGCAAGGGGAGTTTGCAACGAGGCAGCTACAACGAGCGCTACCAGCCGGTCGGGCCGACATTGTGCGAACGGTTGAGATCAGCCCAACGCTTGCTCAGGCGATCGTGACGGCAGAGCCTACAGCCGCTGGCGTTGTCAATCTGAGCGACAGCCTGGTCCGGATGAGCACTCAGCCGGTGACATTTCAGTTGACGCTTGGGCAGCAACTAACGCTCCCTAACGGCCAAACAATCAAACAAGCGTTCAGCAGCATGTCAGAGCGACAAGTTGACATTTTCAGCTTGACCGTTCGAAACGGAATCATTCAGGGCGAGTCGATTGATGCGATCACGCGCAGAGTGCGCGGGCGGCTTCAAAGAGATCAGGCCGGTTCTATTGACTCGATCATTGCCCGTGGCGGGCAAGCAACGGCTATCCCGAACAACCAGATCCGAGCGATCGTTCGCACCAGCGTCAATCAGGTGGCCTCTACATCGGATCAGCTGATTGCGGTTCAGAACCCAGAGTTAACGAAACATTACATTTACACGGCAACGCTGGACACAAAAACAAGCGACATCTGCAGGGCCTTAGACGGCAAAATGTTTCGGCATCAGGAAGGGCCTGTTCCGCCCCAGCATTATCAGTGTCGCTCGAGGATTCGCAACGTGCCGCGTGGCCTTGAAAAGGAGTTCTCAGAGATTAGGGAAACTTATGGGGAGTGGCTCAACGACCAGGATGACGACATCAAGCGCGATGTTTTAGGACCACAGAGGCTGCAGATGTGGAATGGTCTGGTGCGCAAATATGGCCCAACGAACGCAATCCGCAAGTTTGTTGCACAAGATGGATCAACGCTAAATTTGGATCAGCTCAAATCTCGTGGTTATGGCTCCTCTAGCGAGTAAATACAAGTTCAAACCCTCTGATTCAAGCGAGGCTCCTGCTTGCCCTCCAAAAAAACCAGCGGCAAAAAAAACTAAGGCCAAAACCTCGTCAGAGGAATGAGGACCTACTACGATCGGCACAGCAGCGCTTGTTCCATGCCTGGTTACATGAAGGGGCCTAAAAAACCCCAGAAGCCCGCCGGTAAGCGCAAAAAAGGCAACAAGAAAAAGTAATGGCCTCTCGCAACGTCCCTTCAGACAAGGCTTTGTACAGCCGCGTCAAAGCGGCAGCGAAGCGAAAGTTCGACGTCTATCCGAGCGCTTACGCGAACGCCTGGCTCGTTCGTGAGTACAAAAAGCGCGGCGGAACCTATACGACGCAATCCTCCAAACCTCAAAGCCGTGGCCGCAAAAAAAAGAAAACCTAGGGGCGGCCTCGGGCGTTGGTTCGCCGAGAAATGGGTTGACGTGAAAACGGGCAAACCCTGCGGTCGGCAGAAAGGCGAGAAGCGCGACGGATATCCAGCCTGTCGGCCATCCAAACGGGTGTCATCCAAAACGCCAAAAACAGCGGCAGAAATGACCGCTGCTGAAAAGGCCAAGTTCAAACGGGAGAAAAAAGGACCAGCCAAGATTAAATATCAGCACCGCCGCCGCCGGAAGAAAAAGTCCTGATGGCAAAAAAAGACCCGAGGCTCGAACGCTATGGCCTGAAAGGCGTCAACAAACCAAAGCGGACGCCAAGTCATGCGACCAAAAGCCACGTTGTCCTCGCAAAGGAAAAAGACAAAAAGAAACTGATTCGTTTCGGTCAACAGGGCGTTTCTGGATCTCCTAGACGCCCTGGCGAATCTGAAGCAGCCAAAGCTCGGCGTCTGTCCTTTCTGCGGCGTCACGCAAAAAACATTGCTAGAGGCAAAATGAGCGGAGCTTGGTGGGCAAAAAAGGTGAAATGGTGAACTGTTGTTAGTCTTGGGCAGCAATTTAGCCCGTGGCTAATTTATGTCCGAAGAACAAAATGCTCCCGTGGAGCAGGCTGTTGACCACCAAAAGATGCAAATCGACTTGGATGCGATGCGTCGGAAAAACGCGGAGCTTCTCAAGGAATACAAGGATTACAAGGAGTCAGCCCAAAACCAGACGTCTGTACCTGATGGCGTTGATGTTCAAGAACTGCTTGAGTTCAAACGCAAAACAGAGCAGACAGAGCTTGAATCACAAGGCAAATACTCGGAAGCTCGACAGGCTTTGGAGCAGCAGTTCCGTGAGGCGTCGGCGGAAAAGGACCAGCGCATTGCTCAACTAGAGGCCCGCGTTCGTGAGCTGGAAGTGATCGCTCCGGCAACGCAGGAGTTGTCCCAACTGGTTCATGATCCCTCGGTGATTTTTAAGGCGGGGATGCTTGATCCGAAAAACATCGAAACAGGAACTGATGGCAAACCAGTCGTTGTTGATGGCTACGAGCGGATTTCTTTTCCGCAGTGGGTGGAGCGCAATGTTCAGCCGTACATGCAAATCACCGCGAAACCTCAGGGCAGCGGAGCACCTGCAGGCCGGGCAAGCGATGGCAACGTTCGTTTTGATGAACAACTAATGAGCCGTTTAGTTCTAGATGGCAATGGTCGCCCTGGGTTAAACATTTCTGTGCTTTCTGAGATTCAATCAAAGCTCGGACGTGACGCCCGCATTTCATATAACGCCGAGGCCGCTCGACGTTTACAAGGGCGGTAGTATCTGTAGCAAGGCGAAGCCGTGCTGAGCTGAAGGGCCGTGCCCGACTGTAAACATCATTTCTGAGGATTTGTCATGGCGACTCTTCGCTCTGACTTGATCATCCCCGAAATTTTCACGCCGTACGTCATTGAGCAAACAACACAATTGGACGCCTTTTTGGCCTCCGGTGTTGTTCAACCAATGGCTGAGCTGAATGCTTCTGAAGGGGGTGATTTCGTTCAGGTGCCGTTTTACGCGGCAAACCTGACCGGAGATTTTGAGGTGCTCTCTGATAGCTCCTCATTAACTCCGGGCAAGATCACGGCTGACAAACAGGTGGGCGTTGTGCTCCACCGTGGCCGTGCATTCGAGGCTCGCGACCTTGCTGCTCTTGCAGCTGGTTCCGATCCCATGGCCGCGATTGGTCAAAAAATCGCCGCCTACGTTGCCAACCAGCGTCAGAAAGATCTTTTGGCTTGCTTGGGTGGTGTCTTCGGTTCTGTCAACACGACTGACAGCAACGCTGCTTTCTTTGATCTAACCATCGACGGTGCCTCCGGTGACACCCCGACTGCGCTTGCTCCCCGCCACGTTGCGGAAGCCAAAGCCAAACTGGGTGACCAAGGCGAAAAGCTGACCGCAATTTGTATGCACAGCAAGGTCTATTACGACCTCGTTGAGCGCCGCGCTGTCGATTTCGTTGTCGCGGGCGATGCAAATGGTGGTGCTGCAACTGCATCTGGCGGTTCTATCGCTGCTGCTTTTGGCAACCCCACTGTCCCAACTTTCATGGGTTTGCGGGTGATCGTCAGCGATGACGTGACCACCGTCAACAGCGGTGCTTCTACCGAATACAGCACCTTCTTCTTCACCCAAGGCGCTGTCGCCTCCGGTGAACAGCTGGCACTGCAAACTGAAACTGACCGTGACATCCTCGCGAAAAGCGACGCGATGTCGATTGATTTGCACTATTGCTATCACCCGGTCGGCTCGAAGTTCAGCACTTCGGTCACAAACCCAAACCGCACTCAGCTTGAGACGGTTGGCAACTGGACCAAAGTGTACGAAACCAAGAACCTCGGGATCGTGCGTGCCACCAATGTATCCAACATGGATTAACGGAGGTAACTAACCATGGCATCCAAGTTTGAAGCAACAGCGGGCAAACTTATAGGCCCGACAACTGGCGGTACTGTCACCCAGGCCACCAGCAAAGCAACAGGTGTGACTCTGAACGCAGCTTCAGGTCAAATCACCCTGGACGATGCAGCCCTAGCGGCTGCTGCTGAAGTTTCCTTCGTGGTTACTAACAGCGAAATCAGCGCTACTGATGTAGTGGTGGTAAACCATGCCTCAGCCGGAACCGCTGGTTCCTACCTGGCGCAGGCGAACACTTTGGCCGCTGGATCTTTCAAGATCACTGTTGCCAATGTGTCCGCTGGTTCTTTGGGCGAGGCAATCGTCCTGAACTTCGTTGCTCTCAAGGGCGCAAGCTCCTGATGGGGATGTTCGCTTTTAAGCGAATGCGGGATCGTGAGGCTGTTGCGCAAGCAGCGGCCTCCGCCCCAAAACGCAAGACTTCTACTGTGACGCCCGATGGCAGTAACAATCGACGCAACAGCGGGCGGCGCAAACGCCAACAGCTACATAACTCTGACGGAGGCGGACGCGTTCGTGGAGGCGATGATCAGCAGCACGGACGTGAGCAAATGGTCGACGGGGACGGATGACACCCGTAATCGAGCCTTAGCAGCTGCTGCACAGCGCCTTGATCGAGAACGCTTCCTAGGGGCCAGAGCAACAGATACGCAGGCTCTGCAGTGGCCTAGAACCGGCGTCCGAAAACCAGACACCTACGTAAACACGTATTCCACGGGATTTCCGTTTCGCATCTCTGAGGACTATTTCACCGATACGGAGGTTCCAGATCAGGTGCAGCGGGCTCAGGTTGAGTTAGCGGTTTACCTAAAAAACAACGCAGACGGAATCAGCCTGAGTGGGCTTGAGGATTACAAACGAGTCAAGCTGGGCAACATTGAAGTTGAGCCTGACAAAACAGGCGCTGTGGGTGCTGATCGGGTGCCACCTATGTTTGAAAGGTATTTGACCGGCCTTAGAATCTCAGGACCGGGCAACATTGGTATCAAACGGAGTTAATCATGATGGGTTACGAGCCTTCCAAGGCGAACATCATCAACAACACGGCAGCCCAGACGGGCAAGTTCGTGAAAGTTGTTGCTCTAGAGGACAGCGTGATCACGTTGGTATCTGACTTCATTACTGAGAACGGATCGTCAACCGTAAGCAGCATCAACCTCAACGCCAACTGCGCGATCGAGGGGCTGGTGATTACAAGCATTACGCTCGGCAGCGGCACCGTCATCGCCTACGCAGCCTGATGGCACTCCGAGGGCTCGATAAAGTCGCGCAGACCATCGTGGATAAACTCGGCGGAGATGTGACGATTCGTTACGTTTCTGGCGGCAGCTACAACACGACGACGGGTGTGATTACGGAGACCACCTCGGATACGTCGATCAAAGGGCACGTCTATGACGTCAACGTCAGCGAGGCCAACGAGCTAATCCAAGCCGGCGACAAACGTTTGCTCGTTGCAGCTAAAGAACTGCCGACGGCTCCAGAGACAAAGGATCGCGTTGTTATTAGCAGCATCGTTTACCAGATCATCCGGGTCGAAACGACGTTTCAGGAAACGGCCGGTGATGCGACTCACTATGAACTAATTCTGAGGGCGTGATGGCTAGGGGATCTACTCGGCTGATCAAGATTGACTCCATGATTTTGGAGGTTGCCGAGCGGGTCATTAAGAAGGCAGGGATCGGACTGCACGGCAGGCTGAAAACAGCTGAGCCGCCCATCGGCACCCCGGTTGTTTCACACAACCTGATCAATAGCTGGCAACTAAACATCGACACTCCAGGAGAAGCGAGGGTGTTCACCATTGTTAAATACGCACCCGCCGTGATGTATGGCGAGAACATGCCGCGCAACTGGAACGATGAATACAAACCAGGAGGCAAAAACAAATCGACGGGGACTAAACCTGTTGTTAAGCGATACCCCGATCTGATCCTCAAGGAAGTGGCTCGGAAAGACATTCCTAAACTGATCAGGATTGAGAACCGAGGGCGCTGATGGCTGCGGCAGATCTGAATTCTGTGAGGGCAACAATTGAGGCACGTCTCGCGACGGAGCTGGCAAGCAACCCAGCGATCCCGGTTGTTTTTCACAACATGGCGTTTGAGCCTACGCCTAACTCGTCATGGGTTCAGTGCGAAACAGCGTTCGGCGCAAACGAGTACCTCAGTCAAGGACTGACAACTAACTCTCAGAATCGGATCCTTGGATTAACGGTGTTTAATATTTTTACGCCATTAGGACAAGGCCCAGGGGGAAACTACGTGGTTGGAAAGCGCATCCG